TGAACAGATCGGTGGCCTCGTAAGGCACAATAAGATCTTGAGGCTCGATGAACTTGCTCATTGCACGGCTTGTGCCAGTGTCGAAGTACACTTTCTTGAAAGCCGAGCCTGCGAGCGGCAGATAGAACAGGAGCATATCCAGCTCTGGGTCGTACTCTTCCATGATGTTCATGATGTAATAATTCATGAAGTCTTGGACGCGACCAGCCTGCATTTCGACCTCTGGGCTGCGTACACCCACGATTTCGGTCTTGACCGGCCCCTTGGCGGGTAGCAGCTCTTTGTACGCCTGCGCCTGAAACTGCGTAACCGATTCCGCCAAGATTGGGTGAATAACGCCGCTTGAGCCTTCAAAGGGCTGGCTGCGAGACTCATCGAACTTCATGCCCAGATACTTCAAACCATCGGTGTACGTCTTTTCCCACTCGCTACGGCTTTCTTTGTCTGATTTGATCGAACCAATAACATCGCTCGCCAGCTTGGATAAATCACTGTCTGAGATGAAATCAACCAAGTTCGCGTTGAAGTCGGTGTCTATCTGCTCCTCAACAGCGTCGATCTCGTCATCAATCAGTATCTCTTCTTCCCGCACCAATATCTCGGCTGCGTTGCGGATCTCATCGTTGCGAGTCATCTCAGGCTCGATTTCCATCGCGCTACCCATCGGCATCACGTCAGGATCGTTCTCTGTGCCCAAGCCTTGTTTTTCAATCGCCATTAGTAATATACCTGTCTGTCACGCCTTAAAAACTCAGCCTCTTCAGGGTAATCGTCTTGCAAGCTCAAAAAGCCGCCTTGACGGAACCGCATCAACGCCATCGTTGCCGAGTCACAGTAATCGTCGTTATCGCCAAACGGAAAGCTCGCCATTTCTTCAATCACCTCATCGGCAAAGCTTTCATCTGGTGCCCAAACCATGCCCGACTCAAAGATCGGCGCAACGCTGTTCATTCGGGCAATCTTATCTTGGCCTCTCGATGGTGTATAGGCCGTCACTGGGATGCCCATGCGCCGAAGCTCTTGAGTCAGTGGCGTACCACTGGCTTTGGCCTCGATCAAAATGCAGTCTGGCTCCCAATACTTGTACTCTTCGTAAGCCAATCGCTTCAGCTCAGGAAAATCCAACCTGACTCGTTTGGCGTCTAGCAATATAATTGCTTGAACATTGTCATCTGGCGACTGAAATATCGCCCATGTGGTTATGGCCGAGTAGTCGGCAGTCTCTTTTTTGCTAAACGCGGTGTCGTAGCTCTGAATGACGTATTCATAAGATGGCACCCAGTCCTTTTCCCACTTACGCCACCACTCTCGCTTCACGATAGAGCCAGCTTCAGCGGTTGGGTTTTGCATCCACTGAGCATTCCATTTGCTGATTGGTAGAGACGCTTTCACCGACAAAAGCTCTTCTTTCTTCCAGAACTCAGGCCAGAGCGGAGTATCAGATTCGGGCATAATGGCGGGGAACTCGACAACCTCCCACTGGTCAGCGTGATCGTCGCCCTGCTTCTTGAGAACCTTCCCTACAAGGTCTTTCGTTGACCATCGAGTCATTACAATGATGATCGTTCCGCCCGGCTGTAAACGCTGCCGTGGCCCTGACGTGTACCACTCGTAAGCCGACTCCATTGCCGTAGGCGATAGCGCGTCTTGCTCTGAGTGCGGATCGTCAATGATCAAAAGGTCAGCGCCGCGACCCGTGATAGCACCGCCAACACCTGCGTAGAACGATTCACCTTCTTGGTTTGTTGTCCAACGGCCAGCAGACTTGTTGTCCGCCTGCAATTGTAGGTCTGGAAATATTTGAGAGTAATCATCCGAGTCGATGATATTTCTGACTTTTCTGCCGAATCTAACCGCCAGCTCAGCCGTGTGCGTGGTTTGAATGATCTTGAGATCACCCTTGCGCCCCATCATCCAAGCAGGAAAGTAAGTACTCGCAAACTCAGACTTAGAGTGTCGAGGAGGCAAGCAGACGATCAACCGCTTCAGCTTGCCTTGTGCAATCTTGTTGAACTTGTCGCCAATAATCTTGTGATGACGGCCCAATATACACTCAGGCCACATATGCTTGACGAACTCAATGAAGTCACCCTGACACTTGTCCTGCTTTTCCATTTGGTCATAACGGGACAGAAGCGCCAAGGCTTCGTTTTGATCCTGCTCGCTCAGGATCTCAAAGTCTTTCAGCGAGAGTTCAGACATTTTCCCAAGCTTCCCCTTGGAACAAAAGCGCCTCTGCTTCACGCCTTCGGATCAAACCGTCTAATACTTTGCCGCCAGCTTTATTCCATCTACGGATCTGGTGTGGCACGTCCGCCATGTCACCTTCATTCAAACGCTTCAGTAGCGTGGAGGATTTTAGGTTGGTTGGGCCAAGGTTGTATGTCCAAGCCACTAGCGCGTCAAACTGACTTTGCGTCAGCTCTGCATCAACCAGCTCGTTGACGTAACCCTCAAACTCTTGCAGATCATCAACGAGCATGTCATCAGCGTCTTTCTGGGTGCAGGAATCGCCATCACTGACACCTCGGGTATGACCATAACCAATCGTCCAGACGTTAGCTGAGCACTGATATGCTTTCAGTTCGCAGCCCTCGAACTTTTTAATCAGGGATATCCCCTCCTCGCTGGTCACTCTCATCTTCGAGTTCCTCGTCCAAATTTTTGTAATATTGTACAATAGTGAGCACTTGGCGGATATATCTTTTAACTTCCGCCATGTTCGTTGATAGGTTCTCATAACCCTTTGTCGATAAGCCATAGTAAGCGTTCGTCGGGGCGTTACCCTCTTCAAGATCATCAAGATATTCCTGCATCGTCTGAGGCGTAAGAACCTTCCATTCGACAGGCAGTGTGGATATGGCGTTTGGCAGTGCAGGGTGGTAGACGGCTGCTGGCTTGATGACCGTGACAACCTCGACAGGCTTGGTTTCAGGGATGTATGGCTCTCGACCTAGCAGTCCACAACCACTAAGAAGCAGGATCGGTAATAGCTTCCAAATCACTCAGAACCCCCTTCGTGCCACGGTTGATGATGTTTTCAATCAGATCCGGTTTGCGTAGCGACAGCACATTCATATCGTGCTTTGCGAACTTTTTTCTAATCGACTCCACCTCTTGCTGAGCCTGTGCGTTAGCAGCCTGAAGCTCGTTGACTCGATCCAATATACGCTGCTGGCGCTCTTCCGCCTCAGTGAGTTGGTTGTTCAAGTTGGATATGCTGTTTTCTAGGACTAATTCGTTTTCGGCGGCAACGCGAAGCTTGGTAGCCATTGCCTCTTTCTCAGCCTCAGTCTTGTCCGCATACATCTTGAAAGCCCCGCCCGTAAGAACCAAGGCCACGCCCAGAACACCCGCTACCTGCCACATGCTATTTCCTATTCGACCATGCTTGTGCGCCAAAGAACGCTGCCAGTATACCCGCGACAGATACAAAGTAGACCGCTGCCATATCACCTAGAATCGTTGCTGCTTGCACCAGCCCGAAAAGCTCCGATGCCACAACCAAGCTGGGGTAGAGCAACATGCCCCACAAGGCAAACCATGACATAGCCCTTTGTGCATCAGCACGTTCATGTTGTAGCTGTAGCTCTTGCAGTTCTTTACTGGTGTTTAACTCTTCGTCGGTAACAACACCGTCGCCATCCGCATCGTATTCGGCGTATTCGCTACCTTCCTCTAGCCGTTTTGCACTCATAAGGAATCACCGTTTCGTATGTAGATAATTTCAAAAGCTGCGGAAATGTCGAAAGTGACAGAATTAGATGAAGATAGTGCCCTTACTTCGATATCTGACTTCTCTGTAAATTTTAACGGAACCGCAAAGGTTTCTTCGATGTGCATACCTGTTGTCAAAGACTTAACGTCCTTTGACTGGAATACTTCCCCAAACGGTCTGACCGACAAAATTAATTTGCATACCGCAGGGGTATTGGAAGTAGTTCCATTCGATATATCGTACTGAAGCATATACGCTGTGTGATTCGCAGGTACTGTCCAGAGAGCCATAAAACTCTGGTTTGAACCAGTAATTCCATTAATGCTTGCGTATACATTTGCAGGAACCCCTGTCGTGACCGTGCCTGTACCCGCGTAAATAACCCCAGCATTTGCGCCCCCTGAACCCGCAGAGCGAACAATGAGTCGATTAATTCTCAAAAACGATTGTGTTGTGTTGACTGCGGTTTGCCCGTTCAGGGTTACGATTTCGTTTATTTCGTTATAATCACCATCAAGGCCATACAACTGAACCGTCCTTGCTCCAGTTCCAGCAGAAGTATCATCTGTCGAGGAACTAGAAACTTTAAGGACGGTTGCGGAAGTTAAATAACTATAAAGGCCACCCTCAGACCATACTGTTTCTAAGCTATCAGAAACTTCAGCATTATTACCAAACTTAAAAAGCGGGAAATGCCAAGCTACTTGCCCTCTAGCAATCTGAAGCTCGAAAGGCTCGGTAGTGCCTACGCGACTGATTGATGAAATTTCTCTGCTCATAATCTAATCCCACGTCTTTGTGTTGGCTGGCACTCGTTTCGGTATACAGTAAGCCGTTATGTTTTCTTGCATCTGGTAGCGGTTGTTTATCTTAGTCTTGCCGGTACTGACGTAGTACGCAAACGTGTTACATCGGGTAACGTCTCGAAAGTAAAACTGATCTGCTATCGGCTCACCGTTTATCACTACTACTAGCAGAAACGCCATCATTACCTTGTTAACCAACC